TGTTGTTGTTGGTTTATCGTGATTAAATAGCTTTTGTAATGCTCCAATGTCTTTATACTTTTGGTAAAAGGTATAGCCAAATGTTTTCCGTAAACTATGGGTACCAATCGGTTCGGTATATCCAATTGCCTTTGCAGCACCCTTTAGAATTTTGTATGCAGTAGTTCGATCAATAGGTTTAGCTTTCCCTGTTCGCGTCTTTATTCGAGATGGAAACAAATATTCAGTACGTCTTTTATCCTCACAATATTCGTTTAATATTTTTCTGAGAGCTGGCGTTATAATAATACGTTTATACTTACCAGTCTTTTGTTCTTCAATCATTAAGTGTGTGCCCTCCACATCTCTAACACGAAGATCTAATATGTCAGATATACGTAAACCGGTATGAAGACCTGTCATAAATAATGCATAGTCACGGGTACTTCTATTCTCAAAGTATCGAGTGAATTCCTCTAGCCATGCTTTATCACGTATTGGTTCAACAAACTTCATGGAATAAACCACCCTTCATCTTCAATTTTTGCTTTTATTCTTGACATCGTTCGGGCAACAGTCCCCTTATGTATGCCTAATACTGAAGCTATCTCTTCATGTGTATAGCCATTGCTAATCAATTGTAAAATATCCTTTTGACGGGTCGTTAGATTTTTGGTCATCGCCTGTAGAATATGTCCTTTTTCCTCCTGCGTTACTTTTACTAAATCAGAATCCTCATCAGCAACCACCTCATACATACTCATATCATTCGTTGCTTGTCTACGCTGTATCCAGTATGGTTCAAAAGGTATTTCACGTTCATAAGCCGCTCGACGTTCGATCCCTCTTGTTACGCTAGGGATATGACCTAGATTCATATATTGCAAACCGTAACTAACGTTGGAAAGCCAATTCTTCACGGTTTTAATTTCTTCTTCAATTAGTCGAACTGTTTGTATTTCATCTGGTGTCAAACCGTTTAAATTATCGGTAACCCTATAAGACATAACGATGGCTTCTCTTTTTCGTTGTAATTCATCTAGAATAGCCTTAGTCATACGTTTAGTGGCTCTATATTCATTTCTTAAAGCTCTCAAACTGCTTCACCACCTTGGAAATTAATTTTAGAAGTATCATGGTGTTATTTTCATTCAAATAAAAAGAGGACAACAATAGACTGCAGCATAATTGCTGTTACCCATTGTTGTCCTCCAGTGAGCTGGTAGAACATAATATTATCTTGTTTCTTGAATTAGAAGATAAATCTTTTCAGTAACTATTGAAATATATGCAATAATAAATCCAGTTGCAATAAAAAGTAGTAAAGAATTGAATTCCTTTAATATTGCATCATCATTAAACTTAATTATGGCTAAAAATAAAGGGATAAATCCAAAAATTACTATACTAAGTGTTAATGTTTCTGATATTAATACTTCATTCTCACTAAAATAATTCAAGTGTTTTTCTAATTTTTTTATTCTAAATAAACCAAACATAATCCCTAAAAAAATGACTGCTGAAAAAATTACTCCAATAAATATTAAAATAAGATTATATTGTGCAATTATTTTTGTAATTTGAATACTTCCTACACTAATAAGATTATTAAATGAATAATATGGTTGGGATAAATTTGATACTTCAGCAAACTTAAGAACTACTAGAAACCCTATAAAAAAGCTAATAATACCAATAAACCACAAAAAAGCAATCGCTATAATAAAACTAGAAAATTTCTGCGTAAAACTATAAAATTTCTGTATAAAACTCAAAACCCTTCACCCTCATCCTTTTTAACTCGCTTCATTTAACTTAAGTATGTGATAATCTCTTTTTTGGTGTTGTTGGAAATTCTACAGCCTTTACCTTTGATGTATTATGTTCTTTATATTAGCGGGGAATAATTTATTTTTCTTTGTTAAGAACTATTACACAAGTCTCAAGTAATTATATTATAACAATATAAATTTTCCATAAAGATCAATATTCACCTCTAAAATTCCTTACACATCAAACTCAACACACGTCACTTTCCCTTGATAAGTAACAATTTTAATCTTAGCATGTGCTGGAAGCTCAGAGAATTTTGCAATTCCATCTGACAAGACGTTGACACAGTTTACGGGTAGCTCCATAATGTCAACTTGCAGCATACCTTCGTACGAAATTTCTAGTTTTTTTAAACTAAATAGGACAACAGAAGAAGACTGCTTGATACTTCTCTCTTTCGTTGTCCTCCAGATGGCAGGTAGGGTAATTATCCAAATTTTTTCAATAAATCATAATAAGGTAATAGAATAGTAATGAGTGCTGTTGTTATAATTGATTTATTATTGAAGTTCTCCAAATCACTTACTACGGTTAAAACACTAATAATGAAAATTACAAATGTTATTATCTTAAAATTCCTATTTTTATTATAATAAGGAATTCTATTTTTCTCTTCTAAAAATTTTATAATTTTATTATATATTGGGTAGCTTATTAAAAAGTTGAGAATTACTTGTACTATACTATTAGAATAGTAGACAATTAAATCAATTTGCATCAAATCATAAAGTACGATTAACCAAAAATAAACTACTAAAATACTTGAAAAAGTTGAAAAGATAGTTGTAAGGGCAACTAAAACATATGTAGTAACATTTTGTTGGAAAGATAAAAAACTATCTTTATAAACCGCGATTATTATCAAAATACTTATCACTGATATATGATATATTTCAGCTATAATTGATTCACTTAGGTTTATTTTTGTATCTAACCAATGAATAAAAAAATATACATATGCTCCAATAAATGATAAAAATAGTATTTCATTCATCAAGTTTCTTTTAGGAACTTTGTTTTCTATAAAGGTTTCTATGTATATTTCTGCAAAATCTCTAGTACCTCTTTTATTCAAAATTCCTCACCCTCATCCCATTTCACACGTTTTACCTGTCCTTGATGCGTCACAATCTTCGTTTCAGCAAACGCAGGAAGTTCAGCAACCTTCGCTTTTCCCTGTGACAAAATTATTACACAATTCTCAGGTAATTCCATTGTATCAATTCGAAGAATCCCGTCAATAGTCTTACTCAATTCTTTCATACGCACAATAGCTCCCCCCTTATGCTATAATAGTTTTACTGCTAGCAAGGGAGAAGCCTTTGTTATTGAAGAGCTATGGTTGCCGCCATAGCTTTTCTTAATTGGTCATGATCAAATTGTTTAGAAATTGATAGCACTTCTCTTTTTCACTAAAGCATTCATGCAAGTCTCCATTTTCTATTTCGTAAAATTTATCTGTTTTCCGAATGGTATATTTATCGATAACAATTTCTGCATTATTACTAAGTTGGTGCAGTGCCATGTATATAGAATCAAAAGAAGTGCCAATAATTTCGTAAATATTTACATTATCCATCTTCATCATCCCTATTTCTCCTAAGTTAGATTTTTCTCTTAAAAACATTTTTAGTATGAATGGCATTACTAATAATCACTAGACGACGTTCTAGAGACAACGATAACCATTTTCTAAATTTCATTTACCTGTTCCTCCCCTTGCTAAATTACAACTCATCATACGTTTTTAATAGCTGCTTGTCTGACATATTTCGTAGCATTTCCTCCGCATAATTTTTACGTAGCATGATAATAGCAATGATCTCCTCACGTTCTTGCTTAGACAATACTTCTCACCCCTTTGTGCTGATCTAGACGATGCAAAATATATTGACCTGCAGCTGCATGTCCAAGATAAGCAGGAAATTGTACGATAGTTTTGCGGTGATCAATTAATGAAATTTGAATATCCAAATCAGCGAAATACATCACTTTAGTCAATAGTCGATGGGCCTCCGTAATGACTCCTGTACGTTCACCAAATTTCTCACGGTGCAATAAACTGACTTCCAGTGGATTACTGGCAAAGTAAAAGGCATATTGGGCAAAACTTTCTACGACATATAGCTTAATGCGGCCAATCCCAAGCACGTTACGCTCTGTCATTTCATGAACAGCAGCCTCATCATAAATCAGCTCTAGTAATTTATTAGAATCCTCCGTTAGATTAATTTGTTTTGTAGATACAGCCCAAAATACTTGATGGGCAAGGCGGCATAATTCAAACTCTGTGGCATATTCCAATATCTCCTTTACTGTAATTATTTCATTCATTTCATAGTTCCCCAGGAAATATTTGATAGACGGCCTGTGTCTTTTATATAGGCTGCGGATACAGTGCCAGTTGGTCCATTACGGTGTTTGGCGATAATGAACTCCAAAATATTTTTACTTTCGGATTCCTTGGAATAGTAATCGTCACGATATAAAAATGCTATGACATCTGCATCCTGTTCGATATTGCCTGAGTCTCGCAAGTCACTCATTACAGGTCGCTTGTCCTGGCGTTGTTCCACACTTCGATTGAGTTGTGATAAACAAATAACAGGGCAGTTAAACTCCTTTGCCATTTGTTTTAAATCCCATGAGATTTGCCCAATTGCTTGTGTCTGATTATCGCGTGGGTTATTTCCACGAATGATTTGCAAGTAATCAATCAAAATAATTGGCTTTTTACCAGGATTGGACTTGATGATTTTACGAGCTGTTGCACGAATCTGAGATACTGTCAGCCCTGCTCGATCATCAATTTCGATATTGGCATTGTCTATCATGCCGAGTGTTGACATCCACTTTTCTTTTTGTCCGTCTGTAAAATATTCAAACGGATTACGCATCTTTAAGCGATTAAAATTCCCTGCTGTTGCAATCAGTCGATCAATCAATGTTGTCCGGCTCATTTCCAGTGAGAAGATGATCGGTACATAGCCATTCCACCCAGCATTTAGCGCAAGATGATTCATCGTGTCTGTTTTCCCCATAGAGGGTCTTGCGGCAATAATAGTCAACTCTGCATCTTGAAAGCCGTTAAGCATTTTATCCAAGTCAAGTAATCCTGTAGGCACACCTGTTTTGACGTTTTCTTGCTCGAAAGGTCGATTTGCCATTTGCATTAAATCTGCTTTGATGCTCGTATTTGTACTGGTATGTTGGGTTGTTAGCTTGTCCAATGCCTGTTGAATCTCTGCAATGCCCCAATCCTCTTGCTGTGCTTGCTCCATGATTTGACGTTTAGAGCGCTCTCGCCAACTTTCAAGCACAATGTTTTGGTACTGCTCGTAATTTGTTCCACTGGCGAAGTTGCCAAGCTCTGCTAGATAATTTGCCCCTCCAAGTTCAATCGGCTCTCGCGTTGTCAGCAATGTGATATAGTCGACTGCTTTACGCTCACCGACAAGCTGAAGCATGCTAGAGAAAATATTTTTGTGCACCTGTGATGAAAAATGGGCTGCCTCTATGTTGCTATCTGCAATCAAATAATTTTCATGTAGCATCGTGCCTAGTAAACTTTTTTCTGCTAGCTCAATGCTAATGTTTTGTAATTCCATTACAGATCCTCTCCCTTGCTAAAATCTAAATCCAGTGGACCAGACGAATTATGCTGAATGGGCTGCATACTTTGAGTCTCGTTCAAGTAACCTTCAAACTTCGTGGCGTTGAACAACGTGTCTGGTCGTAAGTATTTATTCATCTCAGGGTTGTGCAGCCACTGCTTGACCTTTGTATCAATTACGCACTTGAAATGCTCTAGCGTATAGCCTTCTGCAAGTCGAGCGTTGATGAGTCGCTTCGTGGCTGCCGTTGATGCTTTGAAATTTTTCTGAGCAGTTTGGTTTAAATACTTAATAATTTCATGCGCAATGTCGAGCTGCTCGACAATATTATTTTTAATACTCTTAATATCTTTGGTTATTGGTGGGGTCAAAGTGTCCCTACTAGATGGGGTCAACTTGTCCTCATGTGTGGGGTCACTTTGTCCCCATGTGTCAGGACATTTTGTCTCGTTCGAAGGGTCATGTTGTCCCATCGTTAAATAACCCAATTTTGTATAATTCAGCCGATACCATTTTGTCTTGTCGATCTTGTATTTGTTAAATTCATCTGTGGAGAAAATATAGCCATCATCTTCTAGCTTCCTAATTGCACGCTTTATCGTTTTTTCAGACCAAAATGGAAACTCATTTTGCCATTGCTGATAGCTGTTAAAAACCCACTTATGACCATCATGAATATGCGCAGAAATAAGCGTTTTAAAGTGCAATTGCTGTAGTATAATCGCCTCATTCAATCCCACCTTAGCAGCTAAACTAGGTAGAACTTGCAAAGGCGGCTCATTGATGAGTAAATTCATGCATCTGCCCCTCCTTTCCATGTAGCCACAAAGTACAAAGCATCTTGAAGCTTGCACTGTGGTACATCTCGATACGAATCCACTTGATAACGTCTTTTTATTTCCCGGTAAATGGACGCAAAACAGGCGGGACGACGGGCTTGAACAGTGCACAATTGATCAACACGCTCAGTCACTGCCTGTCGTAGACGTTTCTGTTCTCCCGTATGTAACGTAACTCCTTGTAGCCTTAGCTCAATTTCTTGTACACGTTTCTCCAGAGCTAAAAAGCGCTTTTCGTCATACGGTAATGAAACAGGCTGCGCTTGCTGTAAACTTTTAGTGATTTGGTAATATTGCGCAACAAGCAGATTATAAGCTTGCCATGATTTTTCACTGTTGAGCGATTTTGCCAATAGAAATGCACCTTCTTCGGTCCATAAATACAACACTGATACGAATTTAAGGGTGGCGTCATTTTGTCGCCCGCCTTTAAATTGTTTAAGGGCTTCACCAGTAAGTGCAAAATAATGAGCACCTTCTTGAAAATGCTCCTTGTTTCGTTGGAAGTTACGCATTAATGACTTACTATCTGCTTGATACACCTCAGCAATTTGCGCTGTTGTTAAGACCTTTTTATCTGCATGCTGAATCTCCATCAAATTCATGCTACTTCCCCTTTCACAAGGGTAACGACAAATTGTCGCTACCCACTTGTCTATACTCATAGTTGATATTTAGCTAGATAATTGATATAATTTTATTAATTGATATTTGACAGTCGCTTACTCGCATGCCAGTGCTTGTAAGCCTTTTTTATGCCTTTTTTAAGGGTGGCGTCATTTTGTCGTGCGGCTTTATAAATTGCCATAAAACGATCCACTGGCTCTTTCGCCAGCCATTCCTTTACATTGATCTTCACTTGAATCACCTGCCTTTCCGATGCATTCACATCATTGGACTCACAAGCTTGTTGCTTATGAATCCTGTGACGAGAACGAATCAAACAGCTTTCAATGGATTCTCTAAATCTTCCACTAGATCTATAGCATCTTTAATAGCATTTACTCTACCCTTTTGTGCAAAATAATCCTTTTGATTGCTCATATACAAACAGCTATCGAAGGCTTCCGCTACATCGACCGCATAATCCCGTAGTAACTCTTCCTCTTGTGACAAAAATGTACGTAGTTTCTCTAATACTTGTTCCATGTAAACTCCTCCTTTATTGACTTATATACAGTTCTTGTCCATAATAAAGGGACAAGATTTTTATTAATTTTTTGAACTGATCACCGTCCAAAGTTACAGTTCAAGCATGATGCAGGTGCTATTGCGCTTGCATTTTTTTCTTGTCAACTTTCCGAACAGCTAACAATTGAACACCATCTACTTCTGCAAAAAAATGCTCATATTCAAACTGTGGAGACATTGAAGGCTCACTACGAATCCCCTTTACACCTTTCGTTAAATGCTGAAAATATTCATACGTCACTTGCACTTTGAAGTTTCCATCATGAAAATCTGTAGATAATATCCCAGCCTTCTGTGCCATTTCCTGCTTTTCCTTTAGCATTAATAACAAATTCCCCATCTCATAATTTGAATAACACATATCAAGATTAGCATTTGCTAACCTATGAAGTTTAAATTTAGATGTTTCAAGATAAGCCAGAAATGCTTTAATTTTCTCCATCGCTTTGTCACCACTTTCAAAATAATGATGTTTCTTTATCCAATGTAGATTTTGTATAATCTACTTTATTTCCATCTTGGAATCCCTTTTGATAGGCTGCTATTTCCTCAATAGGTGGAATTTTGTAAGATAGTCCTTTTTTGTGTCCAAATCTCTTATCATATTCCTGCTTTACTTCTGCTGGAAGTAATACCATTAGACCGTATTCTTGCCCCATTGCTTTTACTTGTTCTTCAAATTTCTCTTTCAAACCATTCAAAAAACCAGTAGTATATGAATTTTTTAATTCAGTAGTTAACTTTTTTGTTCTATAGATTTGGGTGCTATCGTAGTAATCGTTAACGAATTTCTGAACATAAAAACTTAAAACATCGTAAGCTAGCACGTACATTTCTTTAGCGAGAGCTACATCACTTTCAAATCCCATAAACATAATCGCTCTTTTCTTTTTTGTTTCGCCTTTGATGATTTTATTGTTGTAGTACCAAGTCACTCTAAAATTCCGTGTGATAATATTTGCTAATTGCCGCTCCCACCAATATAAGGTTTTATGAGCTGTTGCCTGTCCTTCTGATATAGCTCTATCATTTTCTCCATCCTCTAATTCAGATGAAGAAATATCATATTTAATCATTAATTTTTGAGCCATCATAAATGCAGTCTGGCATTCTTCATCATTTTGATGATCATTTGCAAGAGCCAACAAACCTTTAATTTTTTCAATAATTGATTCATTTCTCTTCGTCATTTTTTCACTTCCTCTGCAAACTTAATTAAATAAACCAACAAACAAACCCACCAATAACTGGAAGCAATGTTTGTAAAATCGTAAGTCCATCCATTCCCATTAAAAATGCAACAGCAACTTCTTGTGTATTTGTCTGCTTGAACCATTCCATAAAGGTAAGGGCATCTGGAACTTTTACGCTATTCTCGAATTTCGAGATACAAGGCTGCGTACGATTCATACGATGTGCCAGTTCTTCTTGTGATAGCCCAGCACGTTCACGACAGGCTTGCAATATGGCTCCTATTTTCATAGTCTCACCACCTTCCACATTCCAAACTGGAATACTCTATTCAGTTTTTGTAAGTTAAAATTTTTATATGAAGCATCACCCAATAGATCGAAAATACTTAGTATTTGTATTGACCCATTCTGTATGGTCATCAATCCATTGCAATAATGCTTTTGATGGTATTAGTACCCTTCCTGCTTCATAGAACTTCGGGAAATCTGATCTTCCTAATAATGCTGATGCTTTTGTATCTCTGATGTTGAACAACTCCATCAACTGCTGACGAGTCAACAAGACTGGCAACTCACGAATTAGTGGCTTTGGTGCAAATGCCTTTTCTAATTCTTCCCTAAACAACTGGCGAAATTCTTCTTTTATCTCCGCTTTAAACTCCTCGCTATACATCCCCTCACCCCCTTTAACAAGGTGTAATCTCATATTAGCAAATCGCCTATTTTCCAAATAAGGAATAAAAATACATCCAATTTCACCTATTC